GTTGCCTCACAAATCCTACGATAGATTTGGTCTTTTAGTTCTTCGTTCTCTAACATTTTAGCGAAGTCCTTTGATTGGAATTTGAAAACTTCACCCGTATCAATATCAGTATATTCATACCAAGCTCCAGCTTGCTTAACCAATTTTTGGTCTTTCATTACGGCCAACCATCCTCCGAAATTATCAATACCTCTATCAAAGAAGATATCAAAATCTGCGTGTCGTAATGGTGGTCCCATTCTGTTCTTAATAACCTGGCATCTCACTTTAATACCTACGATTCTATCACCGGCTTTAAGTTGTCCCATATTCTTCAAACGAACTCTAACCGAAGCATGGAATGCAAGTGCCTTACCACCCGATGTTGTCCACGGGTCACCAAACATTGCGTTCATCTTCTGTCTTAATTGGTTTGTGAAGATTAAAGCGATAGATTGTCTACCAATCATATTGGTAATCTTTCTCATTGCTTTAGAGATAATGATTGCTTTATCAGTTGCGTAACCATCTTTACCATAATCGGCTTCTAACTCCTTATGTGTTGATGCTGCTGCTACTGAATCCACCACGATTGTTACCAATCTATCCTTATCACCTTTACGAACTTGCTCAATAATTGTTTCACATGCTTCAAAAATACCTTCTACGGTATCAACTGAAACATATAGGAGTTTTGAAACATCTACCCCAATTGCTTCTAAGAATTCTCTACTAACTGCGGTTTCGGTATCAATCAGAACTGCTACACCACCTTTACGTTGTGTTTCAGCTAATAAGTGGGCGGAGAGCAGAGATTTTCCACTCTGCTCTAAACCCGTTATTTCTGTTATTCTACCAACTGGCAATCCACCATAAGGTCTGTTTGAAATTGCCACATCTAACATAGCGTTTCCGGTAGATACCCAATCCTTTACATTGGTAGGGGCATCTCCACCCTCATCGGTTAGAAAGTAAGCAATCTTACCATCCTTATTTTGTTTGTTTAGAGAATCGGCAAGTAAACTTGCTAAATCTTCTTCTCTTTTTGCCATTTGTAACTAATTTTAGTTGTTAAATAAATCATCGAATGCCGATGCTACATCATCCTTTGGTTTGAATGCCGGAGTTGCTTCTGTTTCCCAAGGTAAATCAGCCGGAACTTCTGCTGCCGGTGGTGCTGATTGAAATGCCGGTGTTGATACAACCGGTGCCGATGCTACTGGAGCTGCGGTAGGTGTTGCCTTTGGTGCCTCCAATGCTTCGTTTACAGGGTTACCTGTTCCGTTAGCCGGTGCCGATGGGTTTAACCAATTCTCTAACACACCTTTCAACTCATCATAAGATAATTCAGAATATAATTCTGTGATTTCTTTTTGACCATCTAACAATTGAACTACATCAGCGTCATTTTCTAAAATTTTAGAAGTTGCTGGTTTTACTCTAATTGTAGTTGTTGGGTAAGCTGCGTTTGATTCTTCAGCGGATACCACTTCCAAAACGATATCTCTACCACTTAATGGGTCTGTAATATCTCCGTAATCCGGGTCAGCGATGTAACCTAAGATATCCTGATATACAGTTTTACCAAATCCCCAAAACTTAACTCCTTCGTTTTCTTTACCTCTTACAATAACAGGTGCAAAAGTTCTTAACTTTGGCTCCATTTTCTTACCCGCTTTCCAATCATCGGTATCGCCTGTTCGTTTAAGTTTTTCTGCAAACTCTACGATTGGGTCAGGTCTACCAAATGAGATAGGACTCAAATAAGTTTTGTTATTAATGTTGTAGTGAAAATACAATTCAATGAAAGGATTATCCTTGTTGAATTTGTAAGGAACTAAACGGATTTGAGATTTTCCGTTTGCCGGTTTCCAGATTGAATCCGACTTTTTTGTGTTGTTTTGTAAAGAGCTAAATCTCTTTAATGCTAATGAAATGTCCATTGCTTTTTTGTTTTAAAGTTTATAAAAAATTGTTTTTAAAGTTCAGGTTGTATATCGATATTACCTATATCTAAATATAACCTTTTCGTCTTTTGTTACACAAATATACGAAAGTTTTTTGTAATTACCAAATTATTTTGCCCATTTATTTCTAGTCACCAATTGTGAGATAACTGAATAAACTGCAAGGTCTTGGTAAGTATCCTCAATTGATTCTCCTACCTCATCTGGCTGACCTAATACTACTAATTGTTTTAGTCTTTGAATCTTATCATTTTTTCTGAACCATAACCCACTTAATGATAACTTAACATCTTCTTTGGTTTGAAGTGCCGTTCCTACGGAAATGTTTCCAGGACCATAGTTTCTTTGTTTTTTACAAAATGTTAAATACATTTCATCTAAGATGTTTTTGAATTCCTCTGTCATTTGAGGATACATCTCTTCGCAATATGAGATTGCGGATTCCATTTGTTCTTTTGTGTCGGTCATAACTACTTTTTAATATTCCATTTTTTGTTTAAATACTCATAATACTGTTTGTGTTTTCTCCCATTATATAGGAAATACACAATGTGGATATCAAACCACCAATCCAACTTCTTTAGTAACTTTTTCATTTTTTCGTTTTAATTTACTTTTAATTTTCATAGCTTGAGCGCATACTTCATACTCCTCATATTCAACGAGGGTTTTGATATTCTCATCTAATAATTCCATAAATTCGGCACTATCGACTGCGAGAGTGATTACGATAGCATCTTTAACGAATACTCTGGCGAAATCAACTTTATCTTTGTTGTTTCGAACCCCAAAGTCTACACCATTAATGATTGCTTTAGAAATTTCGCATCGGTGATTTAAGAAAACATCCGAAGGTGTATTAACTTTAATTTCAAATGGTTTAAATCTGTTTCTTTTCATTATACAAATATAACAAAAATAAATTAGAATTCCAAATCTTCTGTATTAAAACTTTTAAAAACTTTTGTAGGTATTTTTTTGTATCCAGCACTCGAAGTAGTTATTATAGAGTTTCTGAATTCTTCCCAATCAATCATATATGAGTTATCCAACATCCCACCTGTTTTAGATTTAACCACCTCATTCAAAGCGTTAATCGTATAAATGGTATTTGATTGTTTCTTTCTATGAACTAATATGGTTTTCCAATCCGATGGAATAGCAGATGAGCCTTTTGCCACATTAAATGTAATAAAGGCATCTTCTATTTTTAATTTGTTTTCTAATATGAAAACATTTGGATTTATCAATGTATAACTATCCAATATAAAATTGATAGAATTATCTAATTCATCCTTTGTTGTAAATAAGCAAAGTAATTGTGTGTTCATTATCCGTATATTTCTTTATTTGCCTGCTCTAATATTTTAGCAAAACGTTTATCTAATTGCATTTCAAATTTAATTTGACCACCATACCCAACGCCATCTTCTCTAGCAACGATTGTAGCAATAGGTATTATCTTTTTAGAAGTTCCAGCTCTATATGCTAAATATGGTGGAGTGGTATCAGTCATTGCAACCAATCCTTGCTTAATTTGCTCAAAATCGGATGTTTCAAATATTTGTTTTAATATTGCTCTATCCAATGAGTTGGCGCCGATTGCCATAGATTCTTCTCCTTCACCAACGGCTTTCAATGGAAATTCATCTCTAATAGCCCCCAACATACCTTCTTTTAGTTTAGGATTAGACCCCAAAGCTGCTATAACATCACGTTGATGTTCTCTATGTTGTGTTTGAACTGATTCCAAATACTTCTTAGCTTCACTACTTCCTTGAGATGCGGCTGATTGTATAGATGCCAAAACTACTTTTCTAATTGCTCTACCATTACCCTTTCCACTTTCCAATTTGGCAAGAGCATCGTTTAATGAGTATCCTTTAGATTTTATGATTGATTGTAATTTTTTATCACTCGATACAGCCTTCTCCAATATTTTAATATTCTTAGTTCCGAATGCCAATAAATTCTGAGCTTCCTTCTTTTGATATATGTTTGGATTAATATTATCCGGTAAATTCTTATCCCACTCCAAAAACTTACCTGTACCTGAATTTATAAAGTTAACAACTACGGATTTTTTCAAAGATACCTCATCCAATATAGATTGACCATCTTTGGTTTTTATTTTAAAATATGCATCGGTAGAATATCCTTTGTTCTTTTTATAATCCTTTAATCCCATTGCCTCTACCTCTCCTTGAGTATCCCAAGCACCTGCTTCAATAGTTGCACCTGGATATTCTCTATTTATTCTATGTAAGATAGCTGTTCTATTATTAATAGCCGCTTGTATCCAAGATTTAGTTACAATTCTACTTGCTTCATTTTTTAAATTAGGATTTTTTGCAAGTTGAGCATTTTCATGTTCTAATAATGATTTATAGAATACTGCTGCCGATTTATCATCCATCGTTGTTCCAATCATAGTCATCAACTCACCGGCTTGCGCAGAAATCTGCCCAGCTCCACCTGGTAAATCAGAAAAATGTGACCATTTAGCCGTATCAATAGTTGCCCTACTATTCATCATTCTCTCCAATGCTTTTAAGTGTCTTGGGGCAACTTTGGCATTT